CACTTGAATACCTTCAAGATCGCCGCCGTCAAGCTCCAATCAGTTTTAGTTTTCAGTATCAAAATCAAATCGTACAGACCAGTGAACTATCTATCTCACCTGATTTAATTGTTAAGGGTCAAATTTCTACGCACTTTGATTCACTTGGTATTGGTGTTGATTTATCTGCTGGAGTAAGAGAACGTAATGATTACACCGTGTTTGTTATGGGCGGCAGAGTAGGTGACAAAATTCATATTATTGATTGCAAGCGAATTCGCATCATGGGGAACCTAGAAAAACTCGAAGCTTTAATGGAAATGCTGTATGAATGGGGAGTAGTGCATAAAGACGGTAATGATTACCACCCAACCGGAAGCAGCATTGATGTTTGGTCGGAAGCAGTTGCATATCAGGCATCCCTGGAGGCAGACTTCAGGAGGATATGCCAAGGTGACCACGGTCTTTACAACATTAACTGGCATGCGGTCAAAGGATTTCGCGGGGACAAAGTAGCACGTTTCAGGGGGATTATGGGTTTATTTGAGCAACGTAAGCTAGTCTTTAACAGGTACCGCAAATTTATGGCTCTAACTGATGAGATTGTAAATTTTGGTGTCAGCTCCCACGACGATTGTGTCGACGCTCTCGTTTGGCTTTGTAATGGTTTAATGACCAGAGGAAAACTAGAGTTAGAGTATTGACGCAACTTAAACTTATAAAACCACTCAGCAATGTCTACCGGCTACTACGTCATCGAGCTTGAACAGGACGCTTACGGCTCTGCCCTGCTTCCACTTCCCGACGAACTCTGTCACGACATGTCCCTTACCCCTGGGGAACGGTTTGATGTCGAGGTAGAGGACGATGTGATTACACTCAAAAGGCTGCACGCCGGTTACGAAGTTGAGGCATAATATAGAAACAGGTACTAACCACAAATGAGCGATAGCAAGTCGGCACTGGATTCTATCCTCAAGTCTGTCGTCAACCGAGACGGAGAAGGCTCTGCGGACACCATGCTGGTGAACGCGCATCTTTCACAGATGCGTATGTTTGGAATTCGCCAAGGCGTGGAATTCTATCCGCATCAGGATAATTTCGGTACTCAACGATTTGATTTTATCCAGCAGGTTTTAAAATTTAATAAGCTTGATGCCAGGTTGGATTCGATTTGGGATCGCTTTCTTTCGTACGGAAAAGGACTGTTCTATATACGGCCCACTAAAAAAACGTACAGATTGTATTGGTTTGATAAAGACGCATACCGCTCATACTATACACCGGACGGTGAACTAGATGAAGTAATCATTATCTACCCGTATAAAGTAAAATCCAACAAAGGATTCTCTGGAGTAGGCCTATCTACCGATAAACGGTATATGCGTCTACGTATTACGGCAACTGAAATTGAAGAGTTTCATAGCGAGCAAGAATTAAACTTTGACTCCCCAATGGAGTTTGCCACGCTTAACAAAAAAACCGTTGCAAACACCATGGAGTTTATTCCATGTGTTGAAGTATTTAATAATCCAGATGCCTTTGGCACTGAAGGTAGTGGTGAGTTTGAATGGCTTGGTAATCAGATCATCGCCCACGATGAGATGGTTAAAAACATTCGGGCAAACCTTTCTTTCTTTGGTAACCCGACACTGCTGTCTTCTCGGCCTAAGCAAGACATCATTGAACAGAAAGATGGTGACGTTGCACAACGACCAAGCATTGCAAGCCAGTCTGGTTTCCAATCTGATTTTTCGCTATCAAGTTCTACCTATCGCCAAGACAACGTAACCCGACAAGCCCCTGGCTACCTAGGAAAACCTGGTACAGGCATGAGGGTTCCTCGTGTCATTGCTAACCTGGAGCCAGCAGATCGTGTAGGGTTTATTACACCTAATGCAATTAGTACTGATCAGGCCAGGTATGCAGAACAACTACGTTCTGAAATACGTCTAGCCCTTGGTGGCATTGATGATCTCAGTATTACAAACGTAACTGCGACTGAAATTAAATCAGCGTATGGCCGCGTAAGTGCAACAGCTAAAAAGAAATGTTTACAGATTTATACATACGGTATCTGTAGATGTTTTGAATTAATGATTTTTCAGGAAGAACAAATATTTCGCAAAACACTTGCATTTGCTTCTGGTCTTCAATACCCTGATCCTCCAGAAAATCCGGAAGACCCTAAACAAGAAGCTAAGTATGTAAAAGCAAAAGCCAAGTATGAACAAGGTTTACAAGCTGCAATTGATAATGCAATTCAAACAAAAACAATACCTTCAGGGGTTTTAGGTCTTGCCCCGGACGGTGATAGGACGGTCTGCTGGCGCTGGATGGGACCTGTTTATGAGGACACCGCTCAAGACAAACTTAACCAATCTATCTTTACACGTAACCTACAGGAATTAGGTGTTGATAGCATTGAAGCACTGAAGTATTTGTTCCCTTCAAAAACGGACGACGAAATCGCGGGCATGCTCTCCGGTTTCCCATTCCGTATGGTGGGTGAAGTACAGAGGGCGATGTCCACTTTCATTGACCTGGTTAACCAGGAAATGAGGACACCGCATCCACAGCAACCGGATTTACCGATGGCTGCGGACCCCCGTCTCGATCTCACACCGTTCCTTTACCGAACTCTCGAAAGCCTACAAAAAGAGGTAACCTATGCAGGCCGATACCGCAATGCCGATCCAATCGGCACCCCAAGTATCTCAGACCCAACCGATCAGCTACGCGGCTCCGGTAGCACAAACGGCAGCCCAGGCTCCGGTAGTTTCAACAACTTCCCAATGGGTGGCGCCTTACCAGCAGGCAACGGCCCCAGCCCCGCAAATGCAGGCCCAGATGGGGGTCAGCCCGTCCCAATACGCCCCTACAGCGTCGTACCCCCAAGCCTACCAGGCAGCCCCACAGGCCCCACAAGCCCCACAGGCGGAGAATCCGTACAAGGAGGCATTCAACAAGGTAGTGGGACTCCTGAGTTCGCCGGTCCCATTCCCGTTCCAGGGTCAACAGTCTCAAGCGAGCACTCAGTACGCTCCGGCCAATTACAGTTCCCAAGCGGTTCCCCAATACAGCAACCAGGGGACGCAGACCTATACGCCTGGGATCAACAGCAGCCAGGGCTACTCCAACGATTATTCCCAAACATCGCAGGAAATCAGCCTCCAGCAACTCCAAGCAAACGGAGTAAGCGAAGCAAGTCTTAACGTAATTGATCATTTTGGTGCAGATTGTCCTGCCATCTTGAATGATTATGCTTGCAAGATTGAAGATGCTCTTATTACTACTAATAATCAGCTAATTCAAGCTGTTAATCTTCTGCAAGAATTGTCTAATGAGCATAGGGCTTATGAGACAATCCTCACAGACCCAGATGTACTTGCTGATTATACGTGCGAGTTCTTTGGTGAAAACGGTCCCTACCCGATTCCCGATGAAACCCCGGCTTACGGTCAATCAGTTGGTCAACAGTTTGCCCGTCCTGCCGCTGCTCCTGCTCCTCAGTATCAGCGTCCTGAAATGCCAGTTCCTCCTCAACCTCAGCAAACACAAGGCGTTCCAGCTGATTTCTGGAATAGTTTTGGTTCCCTTGCCGAGCGCGATCCCGCCAATGCCTGGCGCTATCTGAACGCAGCACAACAAAACCCTGATGTGTTCCGTCAGAAGCTCCTGGTTATGGAATGATCAATAGTTTGATCAATTTAGTTTAGAATATGGGGTAGTAAGTGCTACCCCTTTTTTATTACATATAGGGATATAGAAATGTTTAACATGCCACAGGGCGTACAATCTGCTGCCACTGGCGCAGGAGCAGCAGTTAGGAAGGGTGTTCAAGCAGTCCAACAAGGTCCTGTAGGCCAGGCTGTTGGACAAGCTGGTCAGGCAGTAGGTCAAGCGGCAACCAGTGCCGGAAAACGCGCTTCTGATTTTCTTTCTACAATCGGTACCAGTGGCGGCGCTATTGGTGCTGTAGGGCTTTCTAGCTTTGGCGCAGGCGCCATCACTGGGGCACTGGTTTCCGGTCGACAACGTGAGCAAGATAAAAGACGTATGGCTGGTGACGCAATTCAAATTGGTTCACCACATGTACAGGGCGCATCTATGCCTCAAGATTTGCAGGCTGGATACGTTAATTTGAATACCTTTGGTTCGCCGCTGCCAATGTATGGTTTGATGGGCGCTCACAACGTACATGCCGCTCAAATGATCCAAGATCAAGGAACGGCATATCAACAGCGTCTAATGTCAACTTATATGCCGCAGACGGGCCAGTTGCCTATTGGCGCAATGCCTCAACAACCACAACAAAAAGGTCGCCGCTGATGGACGCCAAAAAAGCAAAGACTGCTAAGACAAAGGCCAAAGCTCGTAGCAGCCAGAAGAAAGCCTCTGCCGATCAAGCCGCTCAGCAACAAGCTAACGCACAAATGATTGCCTTGGCGCAATCACAGGGTGCTGGTATCAATCCTGAAATTCAAGCTCAGCAGATTGCTCTGCAGACTCCCACGACTAATCCTTATCACATGATGGGTGCCATGGCACCTACATCTTATCGGTACGGAAACATGGTCGATGGTTATGCTGGCGTGGATCCACAGTTCCATCCAATGGGTTAATAACTGCCATAAGTAAGTTTCTGTTATAATTTTATCAATGGGACGAAAGTTCCAGGCCAGCAATGGCACGAACCTAGAAAATTGAATAGATTTTCCAGATTTTTGGTCATTGCTACCATGGATCTTTCTGATCCTGGTATCAGCTAAACCCTTATGCTGAATAACCAACATGTTTATCGATAACGACTTTCCCAAGCTATTGGGTGCGGAACTGTACCGCCCCCACCCGGCGTAAATTGTGCGCCCTACTCTCGCAAGAGAGTAGTGAAAACTGCGTGAATTCAGGGAATCCCTCCAACCATGTCACCCCACTACACCGGGTGTGCCATGATAGGGCAATCCTGAGCCAAGCCTAGAAGTAATTCTAGGAAGGTGCAACGACTACCTTTGTCATGAAACACAAAATTGACTTCACTGCTATTCCTATCAGTGAACGAGCCCTAATCTTTAATGAAAGGGCGATAAGAAGGCAAGAGCGCGCAGCAACCTTAGTGGTTGATGATATAGTCTGACCTTGCAAAATGGTAAATTGCAAGAACCAAGGGATAAAGAGCCTTTGGGTTAACATCTGACATTGTCGAAATGGCGGCTGAGCCCGTCGTGGTCCATGACTTTACCAAACAGCCTGGACAAACTGTCCAGCTTGACCGCTATCGTTTCTGGGGCAACCCTGGGACGAAGACCAGCCGCGAGCGTACCCAAGATCAAACTATCGGTACCGCTAGCAGCCGGGCTATTGTTAAGGATAAAGTCTTGGTCAGCCTCCGTGAGTTAACTGGTAGCTCCCTTGCCGCGTAATCGGCATTGAATAATAGGGTGAATTGCTGGAAACCTTCCAACCTTTGAGGCACTCATGCCTTATACTGGTCTAGGTAATCAGCAGCCAAGCCGCCTAGGAATAGGCGGAAGGTTCAACGACTACCGTTGTCGTATGCAACTTTTAAATGAACATTGATGACCGGAATTTTTTAATTGGATGTGCACTTGGTGACGGATGCATAAGAAAAGATGCGCGAACAGGATCTTGTACATTTGTACTTGGTCGTGCAGAACGTCACAGAGAATACGCTTCTTGGCAGCTAGAAAAAATTAATTTAATTCTAGGGTCAAAAGCTAAACTAAGAAGTTTTATGGACAAGGGTAAATACCCTGCCGTACGCTTTGGTGCTTCCAATAAAAAAATACTTTCTCCTATTCATTCGCTCTTATATCCAAACAACTTAAAGACTTTTACTTCTGAAGTTCTTTTTTTGCTTGGATTGCGCGAGTTAGCACTGTTCTGGATGGACGACGGCTCTTTAGAAGTAAGGAAACGTCAGAAACCACGAAGTGTAAAAATTGAAAGGTCCGGTTGGCTTGCTGTTTGCACTGATGAATACCAAGCCGACATTGTTGGCGATTGGATTCATCACTTAACAACGGCTAGATATTCCAAGGTTCAACATAAAAGTGGAAGATATTATTTGCGTTGGCATTCGGCTCAGTTTCGTCTGTTAGTCAATGCGATTCAACCTTACATTCTTCCGTGTGTTGCATATAAAACCGACCTCAACCGAACATGCTCTGTTAAAGAGTGGTTGAGCGAGTCCCAACATCAATCTTTGATAGTGGACAATAAGACGGCACGAGCGCCCTACACCCAATTAGTTTTATCTAAGGGTGATGATATAGTCTGAACTTATGGGACGGTAAACCATAAGAACTGAAAGATAAAGAACTTTCAGGATAACAAATTGACACCGGTCCTGCTGACCCGAACAACACCAACCTCCCGAGCACCTTCAAGATTGCTCGTGAGACCCTGATGACCGCTCAGCGTCTGCTGCTGGACACCGGGAACCTTAACATGTTCCACCAGTCCATCGGTTCGCTGACCCTGCTGGACGACTACCGCCGTTGGAGGGACCGTGTGTTCCTTGATGAAATGGCCAAGTCTGAGTCCCGTGGCGCCTCTGGCGATACCCAAGGCGGTTACTACTACCCCAATGGCAAGACTAAGTCTGCCTCCACTACCCTGAACTCCTATAGCGCTACTGAGTACGCCTCAGAACGCTACAAGTTCAACGTGAAGACCGACCTTCTGGAAGTGGTTCGTCAGCTGCGTAAGCGCAACGTTCCCGTGTTCCAAGATGGTTACTACCGTTGCGTTGCTGACCCTTCATTCATGAAGGATCTCCGCGCTGACCAAGGCTTCCGTGAAGTGGCTCGTTACCCAGGCATGGGCCAAGGCAACCCTCTGATGGGTGCTGGCGCTCCTAACCAAGCCATCTATGGCGGCGGTCAGTACGGCCAAGCCATGTTCGTGGCTGGTGAACCTGTAATGCCTACCGGTTTTGTATTTGAAGGTGTTCGCTTCTTCGAATCAACCAACTTTGCTGATAAATCCATCACCGTTGATATCGGTGACGGTTCTGGTGCCATTACTCATACAACTCCTCCTGGCCTCTTCTTTGGTCCTCAGGCTGTTGGCGTAGGCATCGGTGGTCCTAATGCTCAGGTTCTGATCAACAACAACGACGACTTCAGCCGCTTCATCATCCTGATTTGGCAGCTGTACGCCGGTTTTGCTAACCTGAACAAGGACTTCATCACCTCTGCTTTCACCATTATTTGAGGATAGGAGGTAACTAAAAATGGCAACCTACAAGTCAAACGCTGGTAACATTCTCCAGCCCGGCGCTCAAATCAATCGCCTCTCCTCCTTCAACACTGAAGGTGTATATGCCTGGCCCGGCATTGAAGCTTTTGAAATGGTCGGTTATGTAAAGATTAGCAACTTGTCTGCCGATAAGGCTAGCTACAAGAGCTTCGACATCACCGTACCTTCACCTGATCGTCGCCCTGATGATCGTGTACGCGATAACCGTACCTCTCTGACGGTTAACGCAAGCACTTTGCGTCCTGCCTATATTTACGGCGCTTCTATCGCCGTAGCTCAGGACACAACCACAATCGGCTTCCCTGCCGATCCTGTGACTGCTGACATCGGTGGCACCTCTACAGAGCTTCTGCTCTTGGGTCCTAACAACAGTGGCTCACCTTACGGTATCCCTAGCACCCAGGCCAACGGTCTGGCTGCTGCTACCTCCTACCTCACTGCTGCCTCCAGCTTGTTTGCTCAAGGTGCTGGCGCTGTTGCGGGCGGTGGTACTGCTGGTATCGTTCCGTTCCCCACCTCCGTAACCACTGGCGGTATCGTGGCGGCTGACCTTGCGAACTCCATGTTCTACAAGGTCACCTCTAACACCACGTTCAAGGTGTTCAACACCACTGGCGTAACCGCTACCTCCGTTAACGGTGCTGGCGTGTTCATCAGCCAAGCTGCTTCTGATGCTGGTCAAGCCGGTTACCTCGTGTGCCGTGTAAACTACCTGCGTCCCGCTGCAGCTGTTTCCTGGAATGACATCCAGGGCTTCATTGACTTTGCTTCTCAGGTTGGCGGCGACGACATCTGATACTAGTCAATAAGGGTTAAGGTGGGTATTGTAGTGGTATCTGTCATTTCATTTCTCGAATGCTGTATCAATACAAGCCCACCGGCTCCCTTCTTGAAGTTGTTTCTCAACATGGGGAAGGCATCCTCATGTGCGTGGATTCTCAAGATGAGGTTTGGTACGTAGAAGAATCGGACCTAATTCCTCATCTTGACGCCACCAACGAAAAAATTCGTACAGAAGAACGCCTTGTAGCGCAGCTTGAAGAAGAAGGTGTCAAGCCTGCGAAAGTAACTAACAGGGAAACATTCCCAGTTGATATTAGAATTAATATCAATACTGCTAGTGCAAGGCAGATTGCCGATGCATTACCGGGTGTAGGATTGAAGACAGCACGAGACATTAAGGACCTTCAATCTTCAATGTCTGGTGAGAAGTTTGTCAAACTAGAACAACTCAAATCTATCAAACGAGTTGACTGGGATGAAATTCTTAAAGAAAATCTTATCCGCGTTGAGTAATGCAACTCGATAGTTTCCTCAAGTCAAAAGTTCGCTGGCACCTGGGATACAACACTACAAGTGTCCCTGCCGGTGACCAGGCCCGTCTTGAGGAAGCTGTCAACAACATTCCGGATTCGTTCTGGTATTCAAAAATTGTCGAACAGATCGGTCGGTGCGACCAAGCAGAGAAACGCACTGACATGACTGGCAGCGTTAACAACAATACTGTTCCACGTAATCGTATTGAAAGCATTGCAGGTGACGTAGATCGTACGATTGCGACTTCTGATTTTAAAGAAACGCTTAAAACTTGGACGACAATTTATATATACGAGACGGATCGATTAGCTTTACATCTTTATGTTCCAAATTACCGAAACCCTGAACAAGCTCGGTATAGGTTTAATCGAGAAGGCGCCGAATTTATTCAAGCGCTGCCAGGCCCTGCTGATGTTGCCGTTGGCACTAGGCTCATGCTTTCAAATAGTTTCCGCTAGGGAGGTTAACAATAAAATGGCAGCTTTAAACGCAAATCAGCTTTTACAATTAGCCCAAAAAGCAGGGTTTAAGGATAAAGAAGCCAAGACCATGGCTGCAATTATTCTTGGTGAGTCCGGTGGTAGACCAGATGAATACAACCCCAATGCAGCTACTGGCGATAAATCTTACGGACTAGCCCAGATAAATATGATCGGCTCCATGGGGCCAGCAAGATTAAAGCAGTTTGGTTTACAGAAAAATGAACAGCTTTTTGATCCAGCTACTAATTTAGCTGCCGCACAGAAAGTTTATTCTGAGGTTGGGAATAAATTTACACCTTGGTCTGTATATAGCTCTGGTGCATACAAACAATTCTTACCTCAGGTAGAGAAGGCGGCCTTAGCTACACAACAGGTACCAACAACTCAGCCTGCAGAAGCTACGCAGCCTAAAGCGTTAACTCCAGATGCGGTATCTAAAACAGGGAATACATTTATTGTTTATACTGGAGACAAAGCGCCAACTGATTTTTTAACTGATTTTATTGCAAAACAACCTGACAATAAAACTTCTTCTTTAAAATCATCAATTGATCCGATGAGCTTATTGTCTCAGGCTTTTAATACTAATTATTTTGGATAATTAATTACCATGGCCTACAGATCTATTGTTGACATAGGTAACTCTCTTCAGCAACGTGGGCTGACGATAGGAGAAAATCCTGCATTTGGCGGCGTTTCTGGCGGTCATGCCAAGGGCTCTTATCACTATGCTCCAGGTGGAGAAGCAATTGATATAACAGACTGGCGTCCTGATATGGCACCAGCTTACGAAGGAGGGGAACCAAAAAGCTGGAAACAACGAACAGGAGAATTAGCCTGGAGAGCTAAGAAGCTTGGGACTTTTGCTGAAGCGTTTGGACCTGGAGACCCTGGTCACGACACTCATGTTCATTTAGCATTACCAGGCAAAGCGCCATTATCAGATCAACAATTAGAATGGCTTGCTACTGGTCGATACAAAACACCAGAAGGTAAGCTGACTGATGTAATGCCAGGCCAGGCTCCAACTATTCCGACACAACAGCAAGCACAACAAAGTCAACCAGTACAAAATCAAAGCACTGGCAATACTTTTGTACTTGTTCCAGGAGTTCCTGGTCAAGTTAAAGACAGCAGTGATTTTCTTTTTGATTATCTTTCTAAATCTTCTTCGTTTAATCAACCAAAAATTAAATCTACAGTAGATCCAATGTCACTATTGAGCCAAGCTTTTAAAACTGACTATCTTACATAATGAGATTCGCTCAGGTCCCTGGTTATGATCCAAGCTTTCCCGTAACATACGGGAACTTGTACGGCGATGGGAGTATTACAACTGCAGGTTTTAGTGACCCGTTCAACATGAAGCGTACTGATAAAACAATGCATTGTCCTTACGTTGTTGCGTACAATGGTATTGAGAAGCCTCAGTTTCAGTTAAACAATCCAGCGTACATGAAAGAGGTTTCCCGGTCACACTCAGATCCACTTCCTCCCGTAGACCTGGCCAGGAACTCAACACAAAATAACCTGTACGGGAATTATTCAAGATGAGCATACATGGACAACGCGACGTAAGGACACGTCTTCCTCGGCACCCAGACGACCACCAAAGGCAGCCTCAGGATCAGCCAGCTAACAGACCACACGCAGACCTTGGCTATACCCTTGGAGTCAGGCAAGATCAAATGCCCTTTGATGAACCGCCTAAAAGGCAGTATGTTTCAGCTAAACCACAGGGTCAACGCCGTCAACGTATGGCTGGTGACGTATTGGATGCTTTAAACTATGATGTAAAGCAAGGCACTGGTCTTCCTTCTGCTTTCAAACGTCTTGACGTAGGAAGCGCCGAACTTAGAACCCCCGAGATTCCTCAGTAACAATGGCTGATAAAAACCGCATGCCTCCCCAGCTGCTGGCACACTTCAAAAAGAAAGCAGAAGGCGGTAGTGAGTCCAAAGAGACTACAGCTGAAGAGAAAAAAGAAGGCGATAAGGAGCGCCGCAAGGAAGCACTGGGCAAAGCACGCGCTAAAATAGAAGAGAAAAATGGAGCCCGTCGTGGGAAAGACAAAGAAGCTGGTCCTCAACGCTCTAAACCAGCCTGAGTTTTTTAGTGCAGCTGAGATTAAATTCTTTGAACGGTGGCTAAAAGAAAAAGAACATCAGAAGCAGATCAAAAAACTTGAAAGGAACCTGCCCAGTCAATAGCGCAGCGGTGTTCGATACAACTACGCTACAATTAAAACAACAGTAACCAAATAGAGCCTTGGCATCCTCCTCCTCAAACAAGCAGCCTATGCTGATTGACAGGCCTGCTAACCTAAGCACGCTCGTCACCGTAGCATCTGGTCAACTGTTTTCTACAAGCTTGATCCCAACGGCTGTTGGTAACTGTACTAAAGTATTTGATTGCGATTCCGCACAAACAGATACTTCAATCAGTGGCGCATATATTGATGAGATTTGGTTTCGCTACACAAAGAACAGCAATACCTTTATCGATGCACAATCAGCTGGCGCCGGTACGTACTCACAAAGTGGTACAACTTCTGTAGTAGTTACTCTTACCAACCATAACCTCCGCGTTGGTCAGAAGGTTGGCCTAGATTACACCAGTGGTACAGCAGTCGATGAAGTTGCAGTAGTTACAGCTGTAACTCCAACTACATTCACAGTAACAAGCGCAGGATCTCTTACTACCAGCGGCAACGTTAGTGTTTATCAACCAATTGATTTTGGTTTCTACCTTATAAGCTCTGGCACGATTACAAATACAAATCAATTTTATCCTTTATTTGTTGCCAGTGTGCCAGCGACTTATGAAAATGTTGAGTACAGTCTCACCACGAATCTTGTTCTGCCTTATATTAACCATCCAGTTCCCCAAGCCGGTGCAAACTTTACCAGCACCAATAGCACTGTCTCACCCAAAATGCGCGGGCTAATGCTGCAACGTGGTCAAGCTCTGTACGTTTCTGTTAGCGGAACTACTTCTTTGACCAACGGCTTCTACTGCAACGTGCAAGCTGGTTACTACTAAATATAACAATGCCCTTTGGATCCAACGGATTTAACGGGTCATCGTCAAAAAATTTTGACGGTGGTTTGACTAACGGTTTTAAGGACCCTGGAAAAATAGATTTGCAGGCTTTTCTTTCAGATGAAAACCCTTTTAAATTTACGCCAAAAGACACAAAATATAAAAGCCGCATTCGTTTCTATGACCGCGACTCCCTTTGGACTAGGTGGCGCCGTGGTTACGAACTATACACAATTACACAGAGTGTCTTAGGTTCTTTTGCTCAGGAACGTGCAAATCGCGGTGATTACAGGATGTACTGCTCATTCCAGCAGTTTCCTGGAGTCTTTATACCATTACGGGTTTTCACTTTCCCAACGACAAATCAAGAACTTGGCAATCAATTGGTCGGTATTAGGGACGCTAACTCATTAAATTTTTATAACTTCGGTTTACCAATACTTGCTGTTCGTTATCTTGGGGACGCTATAAATGCAACTTACTCCCAATCTGGGACCACTATCACAGTTGCAAAACAGAATCATGGTTTTTTCGTAGGGGAGAACATATACCTCGTCTTCACCTCTGGTGCAGGGGTTAACGCAACATTGCCAATTGTATCAGTAACTCAGAACTCATTTGTATGTACAGCTGCAGCATCTTTGTCTACTGGGGGGAACGTTACAGTAAGGCTTTCAACTACATTTAACGACATTCGCTGGACTGAAACCAGAGTACGATTACGGTCACTTCCTACGGCAACAAGCTTCTTAACAGATGAGCGTTTGGTTGATAGGGTCATTGAAAAAGATCCAGGTATTTCATCAACATATAGCAGGGTAGGTTCGCTGTTAACTGTTACTTGTTCGTCTGTTCACGGCCTTTCAACTGGTAATACCGTATACCTTTCGGTCTCCAGTGGTCTTATTAGTTCCGGTCAATACATTATTACCGTAACTTCAACAACGCAGTTTACGATAACAACAATAGACAGCGGCTCAACAAGTGGTAACCTGACTGTCAACCGCTTGATTATGGGATTTAGATATGACGATTATGTTGGTTACACAGTAAAAACTGTTGATGCTACTACAAATGAAGTTGTTTTTTATCGAACAGATAGCTACGGCGCCCAGACAGCAAACAGTTTAACTGAAACAGTTGTGCCAGCACAGCGTGGCTTTGAGGTTGGAAGATTTTTGACAACTGAAGTTAGGTACCAATGCACTTGTCAGGACTATACAAGAAGAGATGGGTACAATTTTTATGATGAAGTAATGAAACGTAGGTTTCCTGTAACACCAATTACATCCACAAAGGGTGGCCAGTACCTAAATAAAGATGGTAGCATTACCAACCAACGAGACAGTGTAGGCGTTTTTGGAGACCTTGGTTATATAGCAATTAATAATTTCTACAAAATACCAGATTATAAAGACAAAACGGATACCTCATTCCCAAATTTAATGTACTATCAGCTCCGCTGGTGCAAACATATATACGCAGCAATATTTTCTTTAAAACACGATGAAGGTAATTCTCCAATTGCAATCAATGCAAAATATGTTCAAACCAATGTAAACATTACAATTACAGCCGAGAACCACGGTCTGCTGGCAAACACAAAAGTGCAACTTGCATTCACGAGCGGAAGCGCTATATCTGGGCAGTACACCATAACACAGGTCATTGATAAAAATAGTTTTGTTATTGTGTATCCTTTCTCAAATAACACAAGTGGCTATTGTGTTGTTGAAAATTTAAGGGAACACGATTACGTTAAATCTTGGCTCATGGAGCCCAGTGATAAGCCGGTTGGTGATGATCTAGATACATTTTATGTTGCATTTGATAAAGAAAATAAAGATCTACGCAAAGCAGCGGAACGGCTTGCAATTGTAAAACAAGGCGCAAAATGGGTAGGCACTCAAGAAGTTACGGGTTCTAGAAATCTTCCACAGGATATTGCAAATTTTGATCCTCAACTTTTAGTAATGTTAATGACTGACGCAATACGTCGTAGTCAACTGGGTGCGTTAGATAACGAAGGTGTTCTTCAAAACAGTACGCAAAGAATGATTGCAATGATTAGTAAGCTCTTGAATTTACAGCCAGAATACATTCTTGGTACTAAGTTTGCTATGCTCGATGAGCCGTTGATCAACTATATACCTTCGTTTGAGTCAGGCCTGATACGGGGCGGCTCCTACCTCAATGGCGCACCTACAGAGGATCCGGCTACAGTAACAACAATCAACTGCTCAACCTACGATCCATACGTTCAACAGGATACTGTTGTTGCCTCTGGTCGTTACATCAACGTTTAACCATGACCGTTCAAATACTCAGCCGCTTCTCCGATCTTCTTTATGATCGCCCCTTCCCAACACGACTTGGCGTGTTTGCGGACGGTGTTGAGATGGCTTTAAACCATAATCCAGGGGACCCAGGACTTTACTTTGCCAATAGCACCTCAGGATCAGGCAGAGGGCTCATCAAGGTTGGTCCAACCTTTGTGGGCAGCACCGCCCCGAACCTAACGCCAACTGGCTATACCACCCTCTCCAAGGGGGAATCCTGGCTCGATACAGCCAGCACAAAGATCTTTAAAGTCTATGATGGCAGCACCTGGCAAGCAACCAATGCCGTGGCGTCAGTCAGTTCAGGAAAACCATCTAATCCTATAAACGGTCAGCTGCACTACGACTCCGCTATCCCCCGTTTATTTATTTACCTAACAAGTAGCGCAAGCTGGGTCGCAATCTAACGCATTACTCGATCAAGAATGCGATCAAGTTTACTATGTACGGCCTGTACTTCCCTGAGAAAGTCTTCTTTCAAGACGTAATCTCGGATCACACGATCTTCTAGCATGTCGAGATTGTTTTCAATCTTTTCAAAACGCCTGTTAAGACGTTCTTGAGAATTGTGAAGTGCTTTTGAAAGACCGGCAAAAGCTGCGATGCCAGCAGAAAGCCCTGTCAAAACAGTTTCTATTGGCATTGTTTTATTGCTCCTCTATCTATTCTAAAGGATTTAACAACTTAGAATAACACCAGGAAAAAAATTATTATGTCAACAGGATACGATCCCAATATAGAAGGGGCTATTACTGTTCTCGTTGACTTAATGTCAGGCCTGGGCCTTACTATGACACGTCAGCCTTACGCACCTAACTACAGGGGCCTGGTAGATGCACTGATTGATCTAAAGGAAGGCCTGCCGTCTCAGACTGGCGGTAAGCTTGTTGTTCGATGTGTTACTGGAGAAGCAATTACAACTGGGAAAGCGGTTTACATTGATGCCCCAACAGGTACTATTTTCAAAGCAATAGCTAACTCAACAATAGACGAAGCCACGGTACTAGGATTTACACAAGAAAATACTCTTATTGGCGCTACAACTGACATCCTGGTTGGCGGTGTCTTGGCTACGTCAGGTTTAAGTCCAGGAACACCTTATTTCTTATCTGCAGCATCTGCAGGCTCAATTACTGCTACTCCACCTTCTACTGCTGGCCAATTTGTAACAAGAGTTGGAGAAGCAGGGGCTTCTACACAATTGGCTGTTAGGCCTGAACTTCCCATTCAATTAAGGTAATATCATGGCAACTCGTAAAGCAATCGCCCTTATTAGTGGTTACTTCCAGGAAGTAAATACGCCAACAGATAAACTAGATTTTGCAGGGAATACTACAACTGACCTAGCAGAAGGAACAAATAAATATTACACTGATGCTCTTGCTCGTGCGTCTGTTTCAGCTGCAAACAGCGGATCTGGTTACGGTTCTTTAGCTTATAGCAGCGGAACTGGTGTATTTACATTTTCTGTAGTCACAGACGCAAACATTCGCGGCTCACTAAGTACAGCCAATAGCGGAACTGGTTACGGAAGTCTTTCGTATAGTACAGCTACTGGTGCCTTCACTTACAGCGTAGTTACCGACGCAAATATCCGTGGTGCCATAAGTGTCGGTGCTGGCTCAGGTCTTACTTATAGCAGCAGCACAGGAATTATAAGTACAAGTGCAATACCAAATTCACAGCTTGCCAACAGTTCTGTAACACTTGGTAGCACTTCAGTTTCTCTCGGTTCTACTGCCAGTAGCATTTCCGGTTTAACCGCACTGACAGCCACAACACTGACAGCTGGTACTGGTGGTCACGTATTTACTGGTTCCACATCCGGAACAACAACAGTTGTTGCTACGGCTGTTGCATCCGGCACAATCACATTGCCAGCTGCGACTGGTACTGTTGCCCTACTGACATCCCTGAGTGCTAGTACAAGTGGTACTGGTTACGGCTCACTGAGCTACAGCAACACCACTGGCGTCTTCACTTATAGCGTAGTTACAGATGCAAACATACGGGGTGCAATAAGTGTTGCTGCTGGCTCAGGCCTTAGCTATAACAGCAGCACCGGTGTTCTCGGAACAAGCGCAATACCTAATGCACAACTTGCCAATAGCAGTGTAACTATCGGTTCCACTGCTGTAGCACTTGGTAGTACCGCAACAAGTATTTCCGGACTAACTGCCCTTACGTCAACAACACTGACAGCTGGTACTGGTGGTCACGTATTTACTGGATCTACATCTGGAACAACAACAGTTGTTGCTACGGCTGTTGCATCAGGAACATTAACGCTGCCAGCTACTACAAGTACAGTTGCTGTTCTTGGCCTTGCACAAAGCTACGGTGCCGCACAAAGAGGAACTGTTAGTGCTTTAACAAGTGCATCAACAATTACACCAGATTTTGCTGTAGCGAATAATTTCTCCGTCACACTCGGTACCAACACTACAATTGCTAACCCATCAAACCTTACTGCTGGACAGAGTGGTGCAATTGTACTAACTCAAGATGGTACAGGCTCCAGGACTGTTGCATATGGTTCATATTGGAAGTTCTCTGGCGGCACGCCTACTGCAACAACTACTGCCAATGCCGTTGATGTTTTGGTTTATTATGTCGAATCATCAACAAGGATTACGGCTAAACTAGTAACAAACGTGTCATAATAAATCATGGCAACTCAAGTACAATTCAGGCGCGGTACTACAGCTCAAACAGCGTCATTCATTGGTGCCCTTGGTGAAGTTACTGTTGACACAGTAAAGCTAACAACAGTAGTACACGATGCGCTTACTTTGGGTGGGCTTCCACTTCTGAGAGAAGACGGTACCAACTCTGCCCTTTCTCCAGGCTCCTTAACCAGTTGCGCTCTTAAGTTTGCTAACAGTGCTAACACAGGGATCATCAGTCCAGGACAAGGTCAGATTGCCCTGGTGACAAACGGTACTTCAAGGCTTATAATAGATTCGTCAGGAAGCGCAACCTTCTCTGGTAACTTGACGGTCAATGGAAGCCTAGTTGTTGCAGGCACTACTACCTCGTCTGATACACTCACCTTAATCATTGCTCTAAGTTAAATGGCAAACATTTTTAAGAAAAATACAAAGTCCAGCCTTTTAACAGCAGACGTAACTTCAAGTGCGACGACAAATATTGTGACAGTTGGGGGCACAGCAACGCTTGTTATTCTTAGCGTTCTTATTGCCAATAAAACTGGCAGCAGTGCGAACGCTAACGTGTATATGGTTCCTGCTACAGGTGATTCAATTTTTCTTTTAAAGAACGGACCGGTACCAGCTGGCACCTCTCTTGAATTGATTCAAGCCAATAAATACATCATGAATTCGTCAGACGTTCTACGTGCAAGCTCTGACACTGGATCCGCTCTTGATATTATTGTCAGCTACCTGGAGCAAACCTAATAACAATGGGACTTACAACGATCAGCGATATTGACATCCTGTACAAACAGGTACAAGATCTAAGGCATGATATTGCAAGCAACGATGAACTAAGGGAAGTTGAATATTCAGACACAATTGACCACATTATAGAAAGGCTTAGAGAACTAGAGTTGCGTGTTTTTGAAGAACGCGTACTGCAACTTGATGATTCTTCTTGGGAAAATATCATACTAAAGCGTAATTACATTCTTAAATCAACAGATTGGACTGTTACTTCTGGTTGCACTGTTGATCAGGCTGCTTGGGTTTCTTATAGACAGCAGCTGCGCGACCTGCCACAAACGTTTGCCGGTGTAAAATTAAGTGAAGTTAGCTGGCCCAAGGCCCCCTCAACGGCTGGTCCGCACTCGAAAAAAAGCAAGTAGGTGTTGTCATGCGCTATATAGGTAACACGACATTAACGCCTGGTATTAGTTATAGGATTATTGATGACATTAGCAGTAGTTTTAATGGATCTTTAAAGACATTTCCATTAAGGATTGCAGGTGTTGCTCCTGTTCCGTTCCCGCTTAATCCTCAACAGTGCTTAATATCTGTTAATGGTGTAATTCAAAAACCAGATCCAACTGGGGCTGCTGGCTTCAACTTGGTTGGAACTAATATTGTTTTTGCATCTGCACCAACTGGCGGTTGGGCATTCTTCGGTGTTGTTCTTGCTGGCTCTGATTTTGTTGCAGTTGGCGCGAGTTTTCCCGATGGTTCCAATAGCGTACCCAGTATTACGTTTGACAATGCCCTAACTACTGGGTTTTATCGTAGCGGTTCAAATGAATTTAGCGTTACCACTGGCGGAGTTCAGCGTGCGGTTTTTGATGCAAACGGTAACTTTGTCGTAGGTGCATCTGTTGGTGCAACAAAAATCTATGTCAATGGTACAGCTGCAATGAATATTTCAACACTGACAGACGGCTCTACAATTACTCCAAACTTTGGCGTTGCAAATAATTTCACAGTAACGCTTACCGGTTCACCTAGAACTTTGGCCAACCCGACAAACATGACGGTTGGACAGAGTGGATTGATATATGTAATTCAGGACGCGACTGGTAGCCGAACCATGAGTTACGGTAGTTACTGGAATTTCCCAAACGGTCAATCTGCAAAAAGCCTTAGCACTGCTGCGAACGCAATCGACTTAATTGGTTATACTGTACGTACAAGTACAAGCATTGCTTGCCAACTCCTCAACGATCTTAAGCAGTAAACATGACGGTTCCAGGTTGCTCTAATCCGCTGTTGATGTACGGTGACGCCGGGGCTTTCCAGGTAAGTAGATCCCTCCGCTTCAATTCTGGGGATAGTGCATATTTGTCCAGGACCCCCAGTGTTGCTGGAAATAGAACCACTTGGAGTTTTAGCGCTTGGATAAAACGATCCAAGCTAGGTGGGTACTATCGTTTTTTTACTGGCACATCTGGCAACAGTGATGATAATTGGACCGCTTTATTTTTTAACAGTTCTGATCAGCTAACAATAGGTGGATATACCGCTTTTTTTAGGACTTCCAATTCCGTCTACCGCGATTGCTCCGCGTGGTATCACTTGGTTGTAATAGCTGATTTAAACAATGCAAATAATGCACTTAAGTTTCGAGCTTGGATAAATAATGCAGAAGTAACTTGGAGTAGTACTAGCACTAATCCAACAACAACAGGTATCAACGCGGCCAATAATCACACAATTGGTGCAGAGCAGAGCCCTAACAATGGTGCGCTTAATAGCTATTTTGACGGCTACCTAGCCAACATCCACTTTATCGACGGCCAGGCACTTACCCCGGCATCATTTGCGGAGACTGACGCAACCACCGGGCAGTGGATACCAAAGGCTTACAGCGGCAGTTATGGCAC